CGTTGAACATCATATCGCCTTCCTCAACAATGTTCGCGAACCACCCGTCTTTGCGCCACGGCACCTTACGACCTACCCGCGGGCCTGCGAAGTAGGTGTTGTATCGGTCGTCCAATTTGAAGTGCCAAACCGAACGTCGCATAGTGCCAGGTTCAATGTCGTAGCCGGGACCCTTGCCCTTGCGTCGAACGCGTGCAACGACTGGCGACGGCTTAATGTTGGAACGAATCGAGCGAACGAACATTCGCGCCACGCTTTCGTGCAGTTCCTCAAGTTCAGGTGAGCGTTTGAAGCTCGCGCCAAATTTTTTAAATTGCTGCTCAACCCGCTTGAGGTCAGGCATGGTGATGCCCTGCCCGCCAAGGTATCCCGTCCCCGCTTTGCGCGAATAGTCAACGCCGCCTTTGCTTCCTGGTTTAGCCATTGGTCTCCTCGATTTTGGTTGTGATCATAATATCCTCGCCTCGCCCCATCATCTGCACGCCGATGATGTCGTAGGTCCTGCCGCGGTGTGCAATGCGGTCCTTTTCGCTGATGGCTTCCGCGAACGCTGAATGCCTGACCCGCCAAACCACCTCAGACATGGGCAGCAACTGCGCCGCCACTTCCGTCTCCTTGACCTTGGTTTGCTTCATGTCCATCGCAGCCCACAACTTGCCAGCGCTTGTCCATGTGCGCTCGCGCTCGCCGTATGCGTTGACCACTTCGCTGTAACGCTCAATAGTAATGCGCCGATCAAGTTTGCCCGCTTTCATAGCGTGCGGTATTGAGCGACCTGCCACAAAAGGCCCATTGGCGTTTCCTTGACATTGCCGCCGACCGCCTCGCGATGTTCGTACAAATGGGCTGCGTAGTTCTTGGCTGCTCCCTTGAGTGCAGGCGGAAACTCTGCCGATGTGCATCCCGCTGTCATTGTCACCTTGACCCGGTTGAACTGGTCCACGGCAAGGGCAGGTGGTGAGATGAAGGAGATGCGCGGTCGTTGGCTTTGAACGTCGACCCGGTAGTTGTCGGTGGGCAGGACAGTGTACGTGCTTTCGCCGTTTGCGATGTACGCCACCTCATCGACCGACTTCGCAAAACGGATGCGAAGTTCCTGCGCGGAAAAGTCGTTCAGGTACGCGGTCACTGTCTGTTCGCCGATGGGCAGCCGGCAGTACCATTCCACCCACGCGAGCGCCTGGTCACGTATGGCCTGGACAAGTGTCGCGTCGTCCTCGCTGTCAACGCGTAGCCAGTCCTGCAATTCATCAACCGTGAGGAAATCGTTGAGCGTAGCGCCGCCGCCGAATTGTATCGTCATGCCCCAAATTTAAGCAAAAGAAAAGGCGACCAATTGGCCGCCCCTTCTTCACAACTTGACCAAAACAGATCAAGTGAGTGCGTTGGCTTTGCAGATTGCGCCCGCCTGGCGGATGGCAAAGTCAAAGTAACGATTCATAACCACGCGAATCGTGCCCTTCCGTGCCAAAGTAGTCCGGTCGAACTCGATGTCCACGCCGCCGAAGTAAGCAAGGATGGTTCCTTGACGGAAGTTGCCGAACAACATTTGGCCGCCTACGGTTGACCCGTTGGCCAAAGTGCCGTCAGTCAAGTTCGCAGTCGCAATTGCGTTGCGTCCGTTGATGGTGTTCCCGTTGTACAATGGACTGACAGCCGAAACGAGGACTTCGCTTTGTGCCAAGTTCCAAGCGTTAGGAGACAAGATGAACGTTCCGTTTGCGTGGTCGGCCTTCTGACCCATCACCCGCGCAATCATTCCGTTGACAAGGGCCGCATTCAATGCAGTGTCGCCGCTGCTGACCTCGTTGATGGATGCCGCTGCGAAAGTTGCCAATGCAGCTTCGTCCATCCGGTTCGTCATTCCGCGGAACAATTCCTGCGTGATGAAGTTGGCCACGCCGTCACCGCCTTGCAACAACAGCAACTTGGTGTGGTCTGTGTAGAAACCCGCAATCTTTGGGTTCATGGTCAACTCGTCCAACTCGAATCCAGCAGCTGCCACGTCGAGGCCTTCATCAACGCCGTCAAACTCGTCCTTGACCGCAACTGTGTCCGTGCCTGTTGAAGGAACCGGAGCAACTGATGTGCGTGGGAACTTCATGTTGGCTGATGCGCCTTCAATGATGGTTGCGCCTGCCTGCTCCAAAACAGAAGGAGCGTACAAACCTTCGATGAAGCCAGGGACATTGGTTGGAACGAATCCGGACCCGTCGCCTGATCCAGCTTGGAAGTTGTCGGCAGCACCTGCACGGAACTGCGCCGCGTGACGCAAAACCTTTTCAGGAATTGACACATCTCCAGACAAGCTCACGCCGTAGCCGCTCGCCTCGCTGCGCGCCTCTGACTGGAACTCAGCTTCCGCGCCTTCCAACGGACGACCGCTTACGGCACGTGCAAATGCGCGTCCCATGCTGAACTTCTCGGACACCTTGCCCACCTCCCGCGCTTCCGCACGTGATGGCTCTGCGCCCCAACCGTTGGCTCGTGCGCTCATTGCGTCAAGGTCCTTTTGGCGCTGGATTTTATCGTCCAAGCGCGCAACCTCACTGCGAAGGAATTCGTAGCGCTGGTCTTCCGCTTCCGTGAGCGAACGACCCTCTGTGTCGGCCTGCTTGACGAGGCCTTCAAACTCTGCGAACGCCTTTTGGCGCTCGTCTTGCATTTGCCGAAGTGTCATAGTATCGGGTTTAAGATTTGGGGGCAAATTACGAACTTCTGAACTTACCTTTTTTGGCGGTTCGGGTTTCGGTTCTGGTTTCGGTTCGGGCGCTGCTTCGTCGACCTTCGCAAACTTACTGCGAGCGACGATGGAAGTGCCTTCATACGCTGGATAGGTGACCACGGCTGCGTCGTACATCTTGTCAATCTCCATGATTTCCCGCATTTGCTTGCTGTCGTCCCACGCCTCCTTGCGCGTTGTGAATGCAAATGACATTTGCGACAAATCGCCTCGCTTGACCATTGCGTACAAATCCCGACCTTTCGTTGTGGGCGCAATGGATGCGCGGACCTTGAGTCCCGTTTCGTCGGGCGTGAGTGTGAGAGTGCCGTTTGTGGTGCGTGCGTACGGAGTGTCATCGTGGTTGACAAGCAAACGAACATCGGCCATGTCCGCGCTGTCAAATGCGCCCGGCTTGATGACCTCTTCGTATTCGCCCATCCAGTCGCGAATGGTCGTGGTTTGGTTGAAGACCGCCGCGTAACCTTCCACCACCATTTCACCGCCATCACCTTCGTACGCATTGCGAATGTCAACCGACCGCAATTCGGCATCTTCGCCGAATCTGGATCTGACTTGTTCCTCAAGATTGTTCTTCTTCATTGGGATTCGGAATTTCTGATGTTTCCCCCGTCGTTATTGGCTCCTGTACTTCCTCGCGTGCCAGCTTTTCGCTAAATGCTTGGAATTGGTCCATTGAAATCAGGTTCGTTGCAAGCAAATGTACGTCGCCTCCTTCTTTTGGGTTCAGGCCCACCATTTCGCGCCCTTCGTTCGGTGCCATTACGCCGCTTTTGATCATCTTGTCAATGTAGTCCGCGCGGGTCTTCATGTCGGCCTTGTAGAGTCCGGACAGGTCGTAGTTGAAGAAATAACGGTCCTCCTCGTTTGGCAGCAGCAACGTCGACCGCATCGCCTGCTCTCCCAATTCGCACCACGGCAAAATCGTATGCTGGCCAAACATCAAGTTCTGATGCTCGAAATTGCTGTACTTGACCTCGGAATCAACGTAGATGAGTGCGGGCGGAACATTGAAGATTCGCGCGATTTCGGTGTTTTGGAACTTCCGTGACTCTAAGAACTGCGCCTCTTCCGCCGTGATGCCCACGCGTGAGTGCTTGATGCCAAACGGCACGAACAAGGTAGCAGCGCCTTCCTGCTTCTGCCGCCGAATGTCCTTCATGATGTTCTCAGCGGTCTCGTCGTCCAATGGCGTTTCGGGCGAAACAATGCCAGACACCTGCCCTCCGTCGCCTGTGTACTTCGCGCCCATGTTCATAAGTGCGG